GGCAACGACCACACCAGCGCCAAGGACGTCACCACGCTCAACTCCTGGGCCGCGGCCACCGTCGCCGGCGGGCAGGCGGCCGCCCCGACGATCACGCACGTGGTCCGGGTCGCCGGCGACAACGGCGAAGGCTTCCAGACCAGCTCCCCCGCGCTGGCCGAAGTCGACCCCGGCGACAACTGCCTGACCGTCTATCCGGCGAGCCAGCCCCACCCGCGCCTGGGGGCGGGCACCTTCGCGTCCCGCATCATCGACATCGGCAACGGCACCGACGAGACCACCGCCACGCTGGGCTGCCAGCTGCTGGGAAGGGTGAGCTGACATGGTCGACACCACCCGCCCTGGGCAGGTCCCGCCCCGTGAGCGCGAGCTGACTGACCGGATTGCCCGGCTCGAAGTGCAGGTCAACGAGTTGCTCGGGCGGGACATGACCAACGCCACCGTCGGGCAGGGCGGCACCTTCCGGGGCCTCTACGACAACGGCCAGCTCGCCTTCAGCTTCGGCCGAAACAAGGACGACGGGGTCCGCAAGAGCACGCTGTACTGGCCCTCTACCGGCAAGGAAGCATTGCAGGTCGGTCCGGGCAACCCGAACACAAACCCGCCTGAGCTCGAGCAGCTACGGATGCGAGACCAGTCGAACAACATCGTGTTCGGTACCGACGGGATTGCCGGGTACGGGGTCGTGGAGCCGCTGCTGGACTACGCGATGTACCCGATCGCCGGTCTCAACTACGTGGCCGGCGTCCCGCAGGCGTGCTGCCAGGCCCAGAGCTTCTTCTACAACGCCGCGCTCTGGTCCTCGATCCTGGTGCGCAACTTCACCGGCACCATCACCTCCCTCACGCTCCAGCTGCAACTGCGCCACTCCGACGGCTCGATCGCCGCGGTGCAGTCCAGCACGGCGACCGGGGTCGCGGCGAACAGCACGATCCGCAAGATCATCGCCGTTCCTGAGCCTTACATCTCCAGCCAGTTCACCTATCTGGAGTGGCTGATCACCGCCAACGGCAACGGCACCGTCGACGTGTTCCCGCGGATGAGCCGGGGTGTGAGCAGGTCTTTCTACGACATCGCGGCTGGTGACCAGTGATCTACACTGAACGGGTGTTCGAAAGCGCCAGATCGTGAGTCCCGAGAGCGTGCGGTGGATCGTCGGTATCCTCGTCACGCTGCTCACGTTCGGCGGTGGCGCTCTGGTCACGGTGCTGATCTCGATCCTCAACCGGAAGAACGACACGATCGAGAAGCTTCGTGAGGCTAACCTCAACTACCGCCTGGCCTTGATCCAGCTGGGTACCACTGCGGAGGCCGTGAACAAGACGCTCTCCGCTCTGCCGATTCCGCAGACGGATGGGTCCGGAAAATGATCAAGCTGGTTGAGTGGCTGCTGGGGCACCGGGTCAACGCCCTCCAGGATGAACACAGTGCGGCTGAGCAGGACGTCGAGGTGTCGCGGGCGCTGCGGGCGAGCGCGACACGTATCGGTGCCGAGCAGCGGCGTCGGCTGGCCGCCAACGGTTTCGGGGAGGCCTTCGAAGCGGCGTTCTACGCCAACGACAGACGGAGGCGGCCTTGAGCACGCTGAACTGGGTACTGACCGCGGTGAACCTGCTCGGCGCGCTGTGCGGCTGGGCGTTCTTGATCATCTACACCAAGCGCTCGCCGTGGTGGCTCGAAGAACACCGCGCCCACCTGGGGTTCTTCACCCTCAGCCTGACTTTGATCATGACGCTGTACGTGTTCCGGCCGTTCATGAACCCGATCACCTTCGCCTACTTCCGCGCGCCGCTCTACGCCGCGGTGGTGGCGTGCATGGTGTGGCGCCTGACCCTGCTCTTGCGCTCGAAGGTCTCGGACCGGGAGCGCAACGACCGCGAAGACGCAGCGCGTGACGTAGGCTGAGCAGCGCAGACCAGTGGGAGGCCCCATGGCAGTCAGCCAGAACGGATACACCGCCAACGACGCGAGCAAGGTGTCCAGCCGGCTCGTGCCCGGCACCACGCGCCGGCTGACCGTGCGCAACGGCCCCGCCGGGGACCTGCTGCTCTGGGTCGCCGGCCAGTTCGACAAGCTGGTCGAGGACATCGAGCAGGGCATCCTCGACGACTGGGGCTACGCCGAGCGCCCGATCCGCGGCGGGACCGAGCTGTCCAATCACGCGAGTGGCACGGCGATCGACCTCAACGCGACGTCGCACCCGCTCACCACCGACCCCCCGGCGAACTACACCCGCGCCGAAATCGACGCGATCCACGCCATCCTCGCTCGGACCCAGGGGTGCGTGCGCTGGGGCGGGGATTACTCGGGCAGAAAAGACGGAATGCATTTCGAGATCAACAACGGCGTCACAGAGGCGCAGTGCGCCCGCACCTTGACGGTGCTGACCAGTGGAGAGGAAGACGACGTGACCCCCGAAGACATCAAGGCCATCGGCGTGGCTGTGTGGGACGCCGTGGTCAAGAACAAGTCCAACGGCAACAACGACCCAGCACGGGAAAGCCTCGGCTGGACGCTGCGGGGGGTTGACGTGGCCAATGCCAAGCTGGACGCGCTGACGGCGTCCGTCGCCGGTCTGCGCGCCGCGATCGCTGCCGGCACGAACGACCCGGACATCACCGAGGCCCGGCTGGCCGAGATCGTGGACAGCGCCATCGAGCGCCACGTCCAGATCACCGGCACGATCGAGATCGGCTCGAAGCAGTGAACCGGGGCTACGACGGCGAAGACCACTTCGTCGAGAACGTGCCCGCTTCGTCCGGCTGGCCCACCCGGCTCGCCGGCTACGCCAAGCTCATCGCCACCGCCATCACCACGCTGGGCACCACGGGCGTGCTGGGGTGGCTCGAAGGCGCGGGGGTCAACCACCTGCCGCCGTGGGCGAACGCGGGCATCACCGCGGCGGTGGGGCTGTTGACGGTGCTGTTCGGGCCGCGGAACAAGGCGTCCTGATCCGGGTCCGAATCCCGGACGCCCGCGGGCGCTGATAACTGGCAGCCCAGGACACGGCGAAGCCCCCTCCCGTACTCGCTTCGGGAGGGGGCTTCGTCACGTTTCAGCCGAGGCGCTGCGCGATCCCGGCCAGAGTCCCGAATGCTGCGCCGATCTGCGTAGCGAGCGCGTTCGCGTCGTTGATCGCCTGCAGGAACGGACCGGTGGCGTTCTCGAGCTCGGAGTGCCCGTCTCCGAGCGCGGCCTGCACCTCCTGGACTTTGCTGGTCAAGTCGTTGACGATCTCCTGAGTCATGCCGATTGCGTTCTTGCTCAGGCTCAGCTCCCGCAGGCGTGCGGCCTCTTCTTGAGCGGACATTCCGGTCGTGTTCCTTTCACTGGTCTCGCGCGGGCCGGGTGACGTCGCGCGCTTCTTCCGGCGCTGCGCCTCGGCGAGCACCGCGTCAGGGTGGGTCTGGTCCGGCAGCGGCGCGTCGCGTACGCGGTCCCGGTCACCGGAGAACAGGTCCGCGAGTTCCTGCGCGGCCTCGGCGTCGGGGCCGGACATCGTGACGTCGAAGCCCTGGCCGATCAGGTCGATCGTGGTGTCGTCTGCCTCGACCTCGGACAGCTCGCGCAGGAAGTCGTCGGGGTCGGTGTAGTCCTCGCCCCCGCCACCCTCCTCAGGGCGGCGGGGTTCCGGCGGCTCGGTCACGAGTTGCGGCGGGCGATTTCCGCGGTGGCCAGATCGCGAACAACGCGCGCGTGGTGCCGAGTCTGCGCCCGGTCGAAGCCGTCGTACACCACGGATTCGTCGTTCATGTCATCGGTGACGAATCCGATGATGTTCTGCAGACGTCGGATGTCACGGGAACGCAACTCAGTGGGTGTGTAGCTGCCGCGGGCGCCGGCTTCGGCCACAGCGAGGCGGCGGGCGAACTCGGGTTCGGTGATCGTGCTGGCGTTCACTGATCCTCCACTGGTCTGCTTCGCTGGTAGAACCAGTATGGCACACCTAGCACAACTCGCACAACCCCCGGCTACCAGCGATCAGGCATCCCCGAGGTGTTGCCCGGCACGCCGCGGGCGCCGACGCCCCAGTGGTACCAGAGCCAGGTCACCTCCGGGACGTGCCGGAACACCCCGCCCGCCGCCCGGCACCGCAGCGTGAACTCGTGGTCCTCGCCGCGGCGCTGCCCGTCGACTTCCCGGCCGTCCTCCTCGAACTGCGCGAACCCGCCGGCCTCGCGCGCCAGCTCGGTGCGCACCAGCGTGGTGATGGTGGTCTGGCACGGGTCCTCGTCGTTCCACTGGCTGAACGCCTTCTCCCCCAGGAACGCCGGCCCGTCGAGCCGCTCGCCGCCGGGGTAGCAGATCTGGAACCGCGACCAGACGTAGTCCGCCTGGTGCTCGAGCGCGGCCGAGAAGAGGGCGTAGAGGTGCGTCGGGAGCATCTCGTCGTCGTCGTCGAGGAACGCCACCCACTCGGTATCCACCTGCATCAGCCCGGCGTGCCGGGTTTTCGCCGCCCCGGCGTGCATCATGTCCGGTACCGCGAGGTACCGCATGATGAAGCCGGGGAACCGGGCCAGGAACTCCGACCGTCGGTCGCCCAAGTACTTCATCGACGCCAGCACGCTCTCTCGTTGCCGGGCCTGGATGATCGCCCGCGGCGGGATGGTGGGCGTGACGACGGTGATGCCCGGCTGCAGCGCCGGAAGCACCTCCTCCAGCGACCCGCTCACAGATCCGCCGCCAGGATCTTGAACCCCTTCGCCAGGTGATTACGGATAGCGCGCTGAGCGTCGATTTCCACCAGCGGCCACGGCCCGCCCGGACGGTGCCCGGCAGAGATCAGCGCGTACGCCATCGCGTCCACGCCGGCGTCTTCCTGCGCGTCCTCCGGCACGGCCACGGCTTCGTCGGTCGTTAGGCCGTGATGTTCCGAGCGGGCGGCTTCCACGATCGCCTGCGTCATCTCGGCCGCGTCAGCTTCCACCTCGTCATCGCGCACGACCTCGAAAAGGCAGACCTGAGACCACTCGACGCGGTGGTACTGCCGGGCCTCGAAGCCTGCGCCTTCGAACAGCCTCGCGTACCCTTCGGTGTCCCAGGCCCACGCGTGGTTCCACTCGTGCCGCACCGGCGTCTCGTTCCACGGCGAGCTGGCCACCACGAACTTCACGCTGTCCCGCTGCGCCAGCTTGGCGAGGAAGCCGTGCGGGTCAGCCAAGTGCTCGAGCACCTCGGTCAGCACCACCACCGGGCCGAGCGGAGTTTCGTCGAGGGTGGCCGAGACGTTGCGCTCGTAGACGGTCACGCCGCGCACGCGCCGGGCGTACTCGGCGTCGGCGCGGATGATCTCGTAGCCGTAGGAGACGTCCTTGAGCCCGTACTCCAGCAGCGAAAGCAGCGCGCCGTCGCCGGCGCCGAGGTCCACGACGTAGCCGGAGGCGTCGTTGGCCGCTTCCGAGGCCAGCGCCGCGGCGGCCTGGAGCCGGGCGGTGTGCGCGTTCGACGGCGCCTCGAGGTGGTTGCAGTGGGCGCGGTCGCGCCACCACTCCGGGTCCAGCCACTCCGGCGGGTTCCCGGGGTCGAACAGGCGGTGTTCCATGGTCATCCTCTCGTGCAGGCCCGGCGGTCGCGCCGGGTGTAGCGAACAGCTTCGGGGTTCTTCGGTACCGGCACAGCCACACCTGCGCGGCGGTGCGCCCGGCAGAGGCCCTCCCAGGTCATCCCCAGGCGGGCGGCGATGGCCTCGCCGGTCAGGCCGAACTCCGCCAGCTCGGCGGTGTCGGCGACCACGTCGGCGCGGCGGCGCTTGCGCAGGCGGTTCTCCAGCGTCTGCGTCACGGTTCGCCACCCCCGCGGCCGATCGCGCAGGCCATGATCAAGATGATCCCGCAGACGATGATCAGGCCCACCCACCACGGGTAGGGCACGTCGCCGTTCACCGCCGGCCCCCGAACCACCGCGCGGCGGCCAGCGTCGCCAGCATGACGAGGACCCCTACGGTTGAGCCGTTGCAGAAACCGATCCAGTAGTCGCTCACTGTGATCCCTTCCGGTAGAGCTCGGCGTTGCGGCCGGCCAGGTCCCGGGCGGCGCCGTCGTGCCAGAGCTCGCGCAGCACGTACCCGCTCGGGCCCATCGTGCCGCGCAGGCCACGCGCCAAGGTGTCGAGGAACGCGGTGTCCTCGTAGCCCCAGCCCTCGTAGCGTTCGTCCAGCCCGCCCGCTGCCTCGAACGCCGCACGCCACACCCCCAGCACGCCCGGGCAGGGCGCGGGGTGGACGTGCCAGTCCGCGGCCTCCAGCGGCAGCACGGTGCCGTGCAGGATCAACCGGGTGGCCGCCTCGGTGGCGTAGGCGACGCGGTCGTAGATCCGGGCGAAGGCGTACCCCCGCAACTGGTGCGTGGCCCACTCGATCGCCCGAGCGTCCGGCACGTGGTCGGCGCCGAAGAGCAGGAAGTGCTCGCCGTGGGCGTGCTTCGCGGCGTCGTTGAGCGCGCGGGCGACCGAGAAGGGGATCAGGTCGTAAAGCGGTGGCGGCCGGAAGTCGCGGTCCACCACCGGCTCAATCACACGCTCATACTCGCGCTTGCCGAACAGGGGGTCGTGGCCCACCACGATCTCGTCCACCAGGCCGCGGTTGCGCATGGCGTCCCACTGCTTCGAGCACCACCGCCACACCTCGGCGCGATGCTTGCCCGCGGCGTCGAGGGTCGCCCCGAACGGCACGAGCACGCTGATTTTCGTCACTGGTCTGTCCACCTTCTGTCCGGGAATTGTCAGTCGAGCAGAGCTTTTTCCCACTCGACGGCGTGCGCCTCGAGGGTGTTGGCCTGGGCCCAGGTGAGGGCGAGCGAAGCCAGTTCCCAGCGCCAGTCCGGCCGCTCGAGGACGTGTTCGAGATCGGCCGCCCACTCGCTGGTGAACTGGATGCCGGGTACGTCAGTGGCCCGGTACGGCCCGACGCCGCTGGCGAAGATCGCCATCCCCCGCGCGGCCAGCTCCTTCAGGCGAAGGTCGGACTTCGAGCGGTTGAACAGGTCGTCGGCGAGCGGGGCGAGCCCGATGTGCCCGGCAAGGGTGGGGATGTAGCGGTCCACGCCCTCGATCCACGGCACCTGCGCGACGCGGGCGTACACCGTGCTCGCCAGCCGCGGTTCGTCAAGCCGGGCGATCGCCGTGCGCAGCCGGTCCGCGTACGGGGCGCCGACGATCCGGACCTTGAAGTCCGTACGCTCACGCAGCAGCTTCCGCAGCGGCACGGCCACCTCGTCGAAGTCCCGGCGGTGGGTGTCGCTCCCGGCCCAGGTGATCGTCGGGACCTGCAGCCCCACCAGATCGGGGACCCTGTCCACCACGAACCGCTCAGGCACGTAGTTCGGGACCACGCGGACGGTGTCCGGGTCGACGTACTTGCGCAGGGTGCGTACCCGAGTGGCCAGGTGTTCACCGGTGACGATGACCCGGTCCGCCTGCCCGATCGTCTCGGTGAGCCGGTACCGCCGCGCGGGGTCGGCCATCATCTCGTGCGCGGGGTTGTGCTCGGGCACGGCGAACAGATCGTCGTCGAGTTCCACCACGATCCGCGGCCGCGCGCTCTCCGGCAGCGTCAGCATCTTCTCGATCAGGTGCGTGGTCGTGGACTCGGTCGGGCGCTGGATGACCACGACGTCGCTCATCGCGGCGGTAGCCAGCCCGACCCGGCGGTCCCACCGCGTCTCGTGGCCGAGGCGCTTGAGCACCCGCGCCGGCTCGGCGCAGCGGTAGAAGGTGCAGGCCGAGGCGGTGTCCCCGGACCAGAACAGGATGCGGGCCATCAGAACAAATCTCCCTCGTCACCGGTCACCGAGTCCCACACCTGCTTGCCGTCGCGCTCGACCACCTGCACCTCGGTGTCCCCGGCCGCATCGAAGTCGTTGCCGGAACTGGGGGTAAGGGTCTCCTGCTCCATCGCCTGGGCGACGGCGCTCTTGATGTCGTCCGCCTCGACGTGGTGCACCTGTGTCATCATTTTGGCCAACACGACTACGTATTCAGCCACGGGCCCGGACCTCGTCTCGGTGGTGGCGGCCGGTGGGCGCTTCGTCGTAGTCGAGGTCCGGGCCCGACACGGGGATTCCGCCCGGCGGGGTGTGGTGCTGGGGCTGGAACTCGTGGGTGAGCAGGTCGTAGGGCTGGGTGTCCTCGAACAGCGCACGCTGGATCTGGGCGTTGTACGCGGACAGATGCTGCGTCCCCCAGTCCGCCGGGAGTACGCCGCGGAACAGGCCGCGGGGAGCGTCGAACCCGATCAGCGCGTCCAGCCGGGCGGTCTCCGCGGCACACGCCTGCGCCACGACGGTGTCGGCGTCGGCGATCGGTGTGTGCACGGCGGTGATCTCCAGCTCTTCGGTGCTCGGGCGCCGCCGGGCGCGCGGGGTGGCCGGGTAGATCAGGTCTCCGAGGGCGACGCAGGTGATCATGGCCAGCGCCATCAGTACCACGCCCATCACCGCCGCCTCCCCGAGCGGGATGCGCCCGGCCGCGGCGGGGTAGGCGCGGAAGGCGAGGTAGCCGAAGCAGGTCAGCAGCGGCAGCACCACGCGCGCGATGCGGGTGGCCAGCGGCGCCGGGGTGATGGGGTCGAAGGTGATCACTGGTCGGCCTTTCCGAGGATGTTGGCGGTACCGGCGACGACGAGGGTAAACGCGATCGGGGCCAGCAGCGCGAAGGTGGCGGGTTTGCCGAGGGCGAGCACCATCGTGGGCAGCTGCGGGACCGCGATCGCGGTGAGCAGCAGGGCCAGGGAATAGAGCGCTCGCTTCAGCATGCCGTCGAGTCTGGCACACTTGGCACACTTTGCACAAGAGGCTTTTCCGGGACGCCTTGCGCGAACAGGGTTCCGCCGAAGATGCCGCTGCGCTCGTGCGCGACCGCGTCGGCGAAGCACGCCCGCGCGACTGGGCACCGCGCGCACACCGCCTTCGCCGCGTCGTGCCGACGCGCGGTGGCCGCGGCAGTGGTGCCGTAAAGCTTGGACTCCGGCGGATCGAACAGGTACGCGATGTCCGGGTAGCAGGCCGCGCCGGCGAGGACGTCGTCCGCGGGCAGCGTGCCGAGGTGGGCGTAGGCGGGCTGGGGCCTGCGTACTGCGCGCAGCCCGGCGCGCGCCCGCCGCTGCGTCTCGCGCTGGCACGGCGTGCAGCTGGGCTTCCCGGCGGGGATGACGTGGCGCCCGGACCGGCACGGCCGTGCGCCGCTCATCCGGCTACCCACGGCGGCGCTCCAGCTGCGCGAGTTCGAAGTCCATCGAGAGCGGGTCGGGGTTGCCGAGGTTGACCACGTGGAAGTAGAGGGCGTGCCGGACGGCGTCGGTGGTGTGCGGCCGGCCCTGATCTGGCCAGAGACCGGCCGCAGTCAACCGCGCATCGACGGCCCACCCTTTTGCCGCCGCGGCGTTGCGCAGCTTAACCCGACCCGGGAACGCCGCCTCGAGCGCGCCGAGGGTGTCGCGGGCGCGCTGCCCAGCCGCCGCGGTGCTCGAGCGGCCGGCGCGGCGGCTGACCACGAACCGCTCGGCGGCGATCCACCACGGACCAGCAGGTGCCGCGAACGACTTGATCCACTGGTCGAGCGCGTAGCCGATCTCGCCCGGTTCCAGCGGCGCGCCGAGGTGGGCGCGCAGCCGGTAACCGCGCTCGGGCGTGTACTCGACGGCGGCCAGGCCGGTCGTGCCGCCGGGGTCGACTCCGATCACAAGGCTCATCGCTTCCACCCCAGTTCGACGAGTTTTGCCGCCAACTCGCGCGTACGCCGCGGATCTGGGAAGGAAGGCAGCGCGCGAGCGATGTCTGCGGCGAGCCGGCTGATGAGCAGCTCGGTGTCGTGATCGTTGACCGGGATGTGGCGCACGACCTCCGCGTCAAGCCGGTCGGAGTAGAACGCGGTGCTGTGCTTGCCCGGGTTGGCCGGGTCGTCCAGGCCTATCGAGACGCGGCCGTCGTCGCGGGGGCTGATTCGGTCGATACGCCAGATGGCGCCGGACTTCAGCGTGAGCATGTCGCCCACCGTGTACGTGGCGCTCTGGGTGTGCGTGGTCCTCATCGCGTGTGGCTCCAGCTCTCTCGGGCCTGTTGCGCGCAGGCGGGGAACGCGCCGCCCCAGATCGCCCCGGCCGCCGCGAGCGCGGCCACCCAGACGAGGCAGCCGCGGTTGCGGCGAACGAGGCGACGAGGGTGCTTGCTCATGCCCCGAGTCTCACACACCTTGCACAACTCGCACAAGTTACGGTCTGGTCACGTCGCCCCGCCGAGGCAGCGCGCGGCGATCCGCGGGTCCGCCAGCAGCTCGGCGGTGGCGTTCGCCTTCCCGGCCAGTACCTCCCGGACGCGGGAGTCCACGGTGTCCTCGGCGACGATGTCGATGATCTCGATCGAGTCGTGAATCTCCGAGCCGATGCGGTGGCACCGGTCCTCGGCCTGGCTCGCCTCGACGAAGCTCCACGGCCGCTGCAGGAACACGACGGTGTCCGCGGCAGTGAGCGTGATCCCGACCCCGCCGGCGCCGGTGGTAGCGCAAATGACATCGGTGTCGTTCGCTTGAAACTGCATGATGGCCGCAGTTCGCTCCCTCATTGACTGGTTGCCAATGACGTACCCGGCGCGGAACCCCTCCCGCTCCAGCCGCGCGCCGGCCAGCCGGATGAGCTTCGCGCTGGGGGCGAACACCACCGACTGCCGGCCGCGCCGCTCCTCGAGAACCGATACCAGCTCATCGACCTTCCAGCTCGGCTCTTTCGGATGCACGTGCACGTGCATCTTCGGTAGGCCGGTGTCCTCGTCGACGTCGGGGCCGTGAGTGATCTCGACGTCGCACGCCGAGTTGGCCAGGGCGAGCAGGCGCGTGAGCCGGGCAAGCACGTCGAACGCCGGAAGCTGCTGGCCGTCCTCAAGCACGGCGAGCATGTCGCGGTGCATCTCGTCGTAGGCCCGGCGCGCCGCAGGCGGCAGCGTCACCACCCGCTCGGAGTAGACCTTCGGCGGCAACTCGGGCAGCACATCCTCTTTCGCCAGCCGCCGGTAATGCCCAGTCAGGCACATCCGGAACTCCGGCTCCCGGTGCCGGTTGAGGCCCAGGACGTCGTCGGAGTAGTCGCCCGCGACGACGTCGAGGTAGCGGGCGGCGAACCGCTCGGCGCTCGGCCAGCTCACCGGGTCCATCGCCTTGAGCGCCTGATGCAGGTCGCCGGCGTGGTGGGTGATCGGCGTACCGGACAGCGGCACCACCACCTGCGCCCGGCGGGCCACCTTGAGCGCAGCCTTCGAGCGCGCGGACGTCGCCGACTTGATCAGGTGCGCCTCGTCGATCACGACGGCGGAGAAACCGGTTACCCGGTGCGCGCGGACCGAGCCGGGTGCGAGGTCGCGGGCCAGCGTCTCGTAGCTGGTCACCAGCAACTCGGGCCGGTCGTCGAGGAACCGGCTACGGTGCGGCCCACGGTAGGCGGCCACCCGCCACGGCATCCACCGGGTCGCGTCACGAACCCAGCTGTCCACGACCGAGGCGGGGCAGATCACCAGCATCGGCGCGGCCAGCGGCAGCACGCCCCGCTCCCGCAGCTCGAGCAGGCCGAGCAGGGTGGTCAGGGTCTTGCCGGTGCCGGGGTCGTCGCAGATCAAGGCCTGCAGCCCGGCGGCGATGAGCTGCGCCCCGGCCACCTGGTAGCTGCGTGGCTCCGGCGCCCCGGCGTTGACGCGGGCCTTGAACTCCGGCAGTACGCTCCGGCGTTGCACCTGCTCGTAGATCCAGGCGCGTAGTCGCGGCCCGGGGATCCAGGCCGGCCCCATCTCGCCGGCGATCTGGCACACCACCGGCCACCGCAGCGGCACCTTCAGCCCGCCGGGCGGGTCGGTCGCGGTGAAGTGCGGCGTCAGCAGGTGCAGACGCCCGACCGCTTCGGCGATGTTGCCGGTGCCGAACAGGATGAGGGTCTCGCCGTCGGCGTGGATCTCGCCGTGCACCTGATAGCGGGGCGTGGTCATTCGACCGGAAACAGAATCTTTATCCGGGGTGACGTCACGTCGTGCTCGAGCAACGTGGTCAGGTCGTCGATGTCCGTCCCGCGACTGTCCCGGCCCGTGTGGATCAACACCATGAATGTGCCGCGAATAGCGCTCACCGGCCCGCAGAACTGCACCTTAAACGCGGTGTATTCCGTCGGGTTCGGCGCGGTGCCGCCGCCGTAGAGCGTGATGGGGTCGCCGTGCGCGAGCGACGGCACCGGGAAGTACTGGCCGTTGAACGGTCCACCGACGCAGCGTAGATCTACTTTGTCCATCGCTTCCTCCGGGTGAGCGGCGCGGGCGGCCAGCAGGCCCCTTACGCCGTCGTGTCCAAGCACGGCACGTGCCCGCGCCGCTCGCGTAAGGGCGCCCCCTCCCCGTCTTCACGTCGCCGTAGCGATCATCGAGGGAGGGGGCGCCGAGGCGGGGAGGTGGAGCCTTCCATCCACCTTGGCCGGTCGCCCCCGGTGCTGATCAAGAAACAACACCGGGGCGGACCCCGCGGGGTGAGGCGGGCGTGTGCGCTGCAACGCCTGCACATGGAGGGCCACGCAGCTCAACACGTACGGCGCCCGCCCCACGTTCTCTACTGCGCGGGCGCGCCGCCGAGCAGGTTCCCGAACATCGCCTGCGCCTGGGGGTCCAGGCCCGGCGCGGCGTAGGGCTGCGGGGCGGGCGGGCCCTGGGGCTGCCCGTTGAACGACGGCGCCGGCGCAGGCGCCTGCTGCGCCGCGGGGGGTGTGGTCGGTGCAGCGGCCGGGGGGACCTGCTGCGCCGGCGCCGCCTGCTGGGGGGCGTAGCCGTTCTGCTGCTGAGCGAGCCACGCCGCGTACGCCGGGTCCTGGGGCGGCTGCGCGTACTGCTGCGCGGCCGCGGGCGGGGCCTGCATCGGCGGCTGCTGGTACTGCTGCGCGCCCGGGACCGGCGTGGCGTACTGGAGATCCTGCGGAGGCTGCTGCGCCTGCTGGTGCGCCACGCTCCCGGCGGGGGCCGCGGGCATGCCCCCCTGCTGCTGGACCTGGTCCGCGGGGACGTACTCCCAGCGGATGACCTTCTTCGGGGAGCCGCCGCCGCGGCTGGGCTCGGTGTGGGTGAAGGTGCCGCGGATCATCGACCCGCCCTCGGGCAGCCGCCGCTTCCCGCCGGAACCCGCCGAGACGGCCTCCTCGAACGCGGTGCGCTGGTGCCCCTTGAATTCCATGATCGACTTGGTGCCGTCGGGGTTGACCAGCGGGACGTCGAGGACCATCTCGGTGCTGATGGACTGGTCCTTGCGCCGGACCGGCTGGCCGTTGAAGCTCACCTGGTGCACGTCGGAGTCCCGGAGATCCCGCTCCACCATGCCGATGTTGACGTGGCCGGGCTGCGGGAACTTCCAGTACGCCGCGCCCGCCGGGCGCTGGTTCATGTAGTCGTCCAGCGAGCCCTGCGCGGGGGTGAACGCCGGGGGCTGCGCCGCGGCGTACGGGTCGTAGGCGGGCGCCGGGGGCTGGCCGTAGGCGGCCGGATTGCCGTACGCGTTGAACGGCTGAGGCATCGCGTACGGGTTCGGCGCGGCGGGCGGGTACTGCGGGGCGTACGGGTTCTGCTGCTGGGGCGGTGCCGGCGGCGCATACTGCGCGGGCGGCTGCTGCGGGTAACCCGGCTGGGCGAACTGCTGGGGCGGGTACCCCGGGGGCGACGCCTGCACGGGCTGCTGCGCCGGCCCCGGGGTCTGCCCCCAGGCCGCGGGGAACTGCGGTGCGGTCACTGGTCGATCCGTTCTCGAGAAGGAGTGGTGCGTGGTCGTTTCCGGCCCGGCCGACCGCTATCTGACGGCGGGGCAAACCCGCGGGCGAAGGGACTCTCAGCCGGTGGCCCTTGTCTTTCATCGCCTGCGGGGTGGTGCAGGCCTGGCAGCGGCGGCGGGCGTAGTCGCACACGTTGCTCGTGCCGGCCGCCGCGTGCCCTGGCCAGGATGTTCATCGGGGGTCGTTGCCTCTCCCCTCGGCGCTGCCCGGGATCGGGTCCGGGAGTCCACTGCCATTGCCCAGGGCACGCCCTGTCCTGACGTCGCGGTCCGGAATGCCGCGGGGGCGGCGCCGTGGCACGAGTCTTGCATACTTCGCATGATTCGCACAAGCCCTAGTTGTCGAGGATCATCCAGCCGTGCCAGCGGCCACGCCAGCGCAACGCGAACCCGCACACGATGTCGTCCTTGGTGAGCCAGGTGGCGCGCCGGCGGAACGTGCCCAGCGTCTGGTGGCGGGTGTGAAGGATTTTCACCGCTGCCGCCCCCGCTGAGACACCCAGATGTGGCACACCTCGAGCACCTCGAACCACACGAGGACCCAGAGCAGTACGGAAAACCCTTGTGTCCACGTCATCACGTCACCGTCCCCTCCGGAGCGATCGTGGCCAGCATCGCCATCGCCAGCGCAAGGTTCGACGCGGTCAAGGCCGAGCGGGTGGCATACTCCCCGCTGGCGCTGTGAAAAGTCTCCGGCGAGCCCGTCGGTAGCTGGCCGTTCATGGCCCGCTCGGCGTGCTGCTCCCAGTACCGGGCAGCCTGGGCGTAGGTGTCGCGGTCCAGCATTACGTCACCGTCCCCGGGCAGCCCACGCCGTCGTCCGGACCGTCCTGGTTCGGCCGGTAAAACTGGCAAAAGTAGCACTCGTGGTGATCCGGACTGCGCTCCACCTGCGCCCACATCGCACCCTGCGCGTAGACCGGGGCGGCCGCGATCGCCGCGGCGAGGCGCTTGCGGCGCACGGTGTCGTCGGCGATCTCGTGCAGAAGCTGCGCCATCTGGGCGTCCATCGCATGCTCCCAGACGTAGAGCCCGGCGAGGCTGGAGCCGGTGCGCGGCCAGGCCAGCAGCGCAATCCGCCGCACCGGCAAGCCCTCTTGCATGTAGCCCAGGCCGTAGAGCCCGAGCTGGCCGACGTACTTGCGCGGCGGCCCGCCGGGGCTCTTGACGATGTCCATCGACGTCGCGCCGAGCAGCTTGTGGTCGAGCATGCACGCCTCCCACGCGTCGTAGAGATCGCCGGTGCCGGGGTGCTCGGCGAAGACGCCGCCGGGGTTGACGCGCCGCTCGGGCAGGTAGCGCACCGCGCCGAGCTGAGTGTTCTCCCAGCGGAACATCGCATCCAGCTCGGCGTGCCCGGCCGTGCCCATGAAGCTGGGCCAGGGGTCGACGACGTGGTTGGTGGCCTCGATGCCGAGCAGCTTGCCCACCACCTGCCGGTCGCACTCCACCCCCAGCTCGCTGGGCCCGAGGTGCCGCTGCAGCGAGCGCGGCCGGCGCGCGGAGTAGCGGCGCAGGATGTCCGCCATCCGCACCGCGGTGGCCGCCGCCCATTCGGTATTGCCCTGGGTGGCGGCCGGGCGCGGACCGGGCTGGGCGAGGTAGGCGTCCAGCGTGGCCGGGGGCGCGGTCACCCTTCCCGCCACTGCGCCGCGCCGCCGCGCGGACGGTCCTCGGGTGCGGTGTACGCGCGCCGGATCCGCTCCCGTTTCACGGTCTGATACATCTCTTCCACTGCGTCATCGCTGAACGCCGCGACGGTGGCGTCGAACCGGATCGGGCCCTCCGCGTCGACGGCCAGGATGCCGTGCGCGGTGTTGCTCGCCCCGCACCGCGCACACGTCGCGCCGGGTGTGGTGGTCAGGGTTCCCGGCGTGTCGACGAAGTCATGGCACGCGTGTTCCGGCGGCGTCGGGGCTGGGTCCGGGCAGTCGCACATGCCGCGGTGCCCGCACTCTTTCGTCAGCGGGATCGTCGTGGTTCGCTCGTGCGTCTCTTCGATCGCCGGCTGGGGGTCCGGCTCGGGCCCGTAGAACGCCGCGCGCTCCTCAGCGGTGGGGCGGCGCAGCGGCATGTCGTCCGCCCACCCGATCTTGCCGTCCAGCCCTTCCCAGGTGGCCGGCGTCGGGTGGCGCACGTTACCGCTCTGCCAGCGCAGTACCTCGGCGTAGCTCTTCACGATGAGCCAGCGGAACGGGTGGTAGACGTCGCTGTCCTCGGCGCCCAGCGGGAACACCGCGTACGCGAATCGTCTCCCGTCATCCGTCCAGAGCGCGCCCTCTTCCGGCGGCTCGGGGTCGACGCCCGGGAGCAGCGTGGCCGCCTGATGCGCAGCCTCGTCGGCCTTGACTTGCTCGCGGATCTTCGCCGCCACCTCGTCGGGGCTGGGCTCAGCCTTGACCTCACGTTCGACGTTTTCGCCGAGGTCGTTGAGCTTGCGCAGCAGCGTTAACGCATCGAAGTTACCCGACGCGGTGGCCATGCCCATGTTCAGCTCGGCGAGCCGAGCCGCGGTGTAGAGCATCTCGCGCAGGTGGTCGTGCTCAGCCACCTTGTCCGAGGCGGGCCAGCCGCTGTTGTGGTGAAGGTCCACCAGCTCGGACCGGTTGCCTTCAGCGAGCTCGAGCCAGTGCTGGGCCTGCCTGAGGTAGATCAACTGGCTGTTGAGGTCCTCACCAGGTTCGCTCACTTCTCACGCTCCAACTTCCACGTGCCGCCCTCTTTGACGTAGGCGGCGTAGATCTCGGGGTGGTCGGCCTTGAACGCCGGGGTGTTGAGCCGCCGCGACGTCGCCCACTTCAGCGACCGCGCGACCTGGCCGGGCACCGAGATCCGGTAGGCGGGGTAGGGCTGGTTCGTGAGCGCGCCGGTCGCCGGGTCCCGGACCGGCCGCGTCACCGCGGTCAGCGCGGCCTTGATCCGGGCCTGCACCTCGTTCAGCTGGTCCTCGATCGCCTTTTTCTTCGTGTACAGGTCCTCTTCGATCGACAGCAGCTGGTCGATCTCCGCGGCGCCGCCGACGTAGTCGTAGGTCTCCGGCGCCGCGGGGGGTGCGGGTGTCGTCATGGCCGTCCTTTCGTCGGGGCCCAGCTTGGCATGACTTGTGCCAGATGTGCAACCCGTGCGATCCTGGCAGCATGACGACCCCCGAAGAGCGGATCTACGCCGCCACCCACGGCGAGCCCGTCGGCGGGCCGCGCGTGCCCCCGCTGGACCCGCCCGAGCACGAATTCGTGACGATCAAGGAAGCCCAGCTGCTCACCGGCGCGGCGCGCCGCACCATCATGGGCTGGCTCGACCGCGGCGAGATCCACCGATTCAAGGCCGAGAACGGGTACAACACCCTGATCAACAAGGCGGAGCTGCTCAGCTTCGACGCCGCCCGCCGCACCACCCGCAGCGGGCGTGCTCCCGTTGTGATCGACGGGAAGCCCGTCGCGGACTACGCTCGGGAACCTTCGCCCGACCAGTGACCATACGAAAACGAAAGGCCCCCAGCGTCTGGCGCAGGGGGCCTTTCGATGTCACGGCCAAGCGACATCCACTACATGAACGAAAGGGCATCTTACGTGAACGACCCCAACACCGTCCAGCGGGACGGCGACGCAACCCTAGATGATGTAGTCGCGTGGCTGGAGTTCGAAGGCATCGACTGCCTTACCCACGCCTACGTGACCAGCCCCACCGCCTACGCGATTAAGCACACAGCGGAGCGCGCGCTCGGACTCTACGTTTCCGAGCGCCTCATGATCGACGCGGCGAAGCGCTACGGCTATCCGACGATCACCAGTGACGCAGGCACGCACGTCGGCATGGACAACGACGGCTACGCCGACACGCACAAGCGAGCCTGTCGGTGACCGCCCCGCAGCGCCCGGAGGCGGCGCTCTTCGAGGGCGCCATGGCCACGATCGCCGCCGGCTACCTGGTCCGGATGGTCGAGATCGGCTGGGACTCCGCCAAGGGCAAGAAGAAACTGGTCCGCAACCCCGGCGAGAACTGGCAGGCCGGCCCCCAGCTGAGCCAGGCGCAGGTCATGGAAGCCATCCGCGCCGGCTGCAACGCCTACCTCTACCGACTCCCGGACGGCGTCTGGGTGGTCGACGTCGATGCCCACGAGATGATGCTGACGATCGGCGAACGGCTCGGCGCCCCGGATGTCGTCACCCCGCGCGGCGGCGCCCACTGGCTGGTCGACGCCCAGCTGGACCCCGTCGCCGGAATCGACACCGAACCGCGCCAGCTCTACGGGCCCGGCTCGTTCTACGAGATCCCCGGCCGCGGCATGGTCGCCTACACCGGCACCGTCCCGGCCGGCCCGCGTCACCTGCCGGACAACCTGCCGCGCAAAACAGCGAAGCCTGCCCAGCCCGCCGCGCCGGGCGAAACCGGCGCGTTGGCGGACTACCTGGCCCGGCGGGACCTGCGGGCCATGCCCCGGGGGCGGGCGAACCAGCGCGCCGCCGAGCTACTGGCCGCGATCGCCAACGGCCCGGAGACCGGCGCGGCCGCGCGGCTGGGGATCAACAACGCCGCGGCGTTCCTCGGCGGCCTGCTGCACACCGGCCTGCTCGAGCACGGCGCCGCGGTGGACGCCCTGGAGTCGGCGTGCGAGCTGCGCTGGGGCACCTGCTCCGAAGCCGATCGCCAGTGGATCCAGGAAGGCCTGTCCTTCGGGGTGGCCAACCCGGTCGAGATCTACGAGCCGGAGGAACGCGCCGCCGAGCAAGCCGCCGCGGTGATGCACGCCCCTTTCGACCCCGCGAGCCCTTTCGGTTCTGAGCCCTTCACCTGGGCCGGAGCCACCGCACTGGACATGGCCGACGCGCTGCTGGTCCGCGTCGCCCCGGCGCTGCGGGTGATGTGGTCGGACGTCACCACCGGCAAACCGGCCTGCCTCACCCGCTCCACCCGCGGCCACTGGTCCTACGTCGCCGACGGGTTCAAGTGGGCCGCGCTGCGCCTGCTCGACACCATGCCCCGCGGCGTCCGCCCGGAAACCAAAGAGCGCTCCGAGTGGACAGAGGAGAACTGGGCTCACCACCGCCGGGACCGCTTCACCCGCGAACTCACTGAGGTCGTCGGCCTGGCCGAAGCTCGCGTCCGCCACCCCGATCACGGGCTGGTCGTCACTCCCGCCCAAGTCGAGGGCCCGCGCGAAGTCGTGTGGTGCGCCGGCACGCCATGGCGCCTCGGCTCGGTCATCGACGTCGCTCCGATGCCGGCCGGCACCCCGCACATGCACTCCATCCCCTTCGCCCCCGCCGACGTCCCCACCCCCGCGTGGAACCGGTTCGTCAAGGCGATGTGGCCCGAGGAAGACGTGGCCGAGTGGGCGCTGCGCGTGCTCGCCGTCGGGTTCACCGGCGATTCGGACGCCGTCATGCCCGTACTGCACGGGCCGACCGGGCGCGGCAAGTCGAAGTTCATGGGGCGCGTGCTCGCCCTGCTCGGCGGCTACGGCACCGCCGCCAGCAAGGCCTTGATCGTGCCCACCGCCGGCAATGTGGACGTCGCGAAGGCCCACCTACAGGGCGTCCGGCTCGCGTGGCTGGATGAGGCACCTGGCACCGGCAAAGCCTCGGTGGAGGCGCTCAAGGACATCACCGGCGGCGGGGATGTTTACGCCGCGGCGAAGTACCGGGCGCCGATCGTCTTCAAGAGCACCCACACCCTCGTGCTCACCATGAACGACGCGCCCGAGATCCACGACGAAGCCGTCGCCCGTCGCGTCCGACTCATCCCGTGCTTCGGCGACCCGGAGGAGCTGGGCCACGCGTTCGACGAACTCGCCCCCGCCTGGGATCGGGAGGCGCCCGGCGTCCTGGCCGCCATGCTCCAGCGCGCCGCAGCCTACCTCGTCGACTGGCGCACCATCGGAGAGGACCACGCACCCGCTACTGTCCGTGAGATCACGGCCCGGATCATCGGCGAGCAGGACGTCATCGGGATGTGGCTGGCGCAGTGCACGCGGCCCAGCGAAGAGGGGATGCGCAGCGGCGATCTCTACGCCAACTTCCGCGACTTCGCCCGGCAGTTCTCGGAGTGGGAAAAGCGGGTGCCGGCGTCCAACGTGTGGTCCGCGCGGGTGGACCGAGCGGGTTACCCGGTCTTCAAGCGCCCGAAGAACATTCCGTACCGCGCGCTGGCTCTGGCCAACGGAGGGGACGTTTCGTGGGCCGTCGCACCCTCCCCGGTTACGGGGGTGAGGGGGGTTGGTGATGGGGTGAAGCCCGACCCGTCACCCGCCGAGACCAGCGGCAACGCGCCAAATGTTACTAGTGTTATGACCTCTCAATATACTATTACGGGAGGAGTAGTAGAAAGTAGGGGGGAGGGAGACAATGGAAAAACCGAGTTAACCACCCCTCCCTCATCACCCGCTCCCGCGCTCCTCAGCTCGGCTCTCGCGGACCAGCCGGACCCCGGCTCAGTGATCAACTGCGCGTGGTGCGCAGGGCCTGCGGAGCTCACGAAGTCGATCAAGTTCAAGGTCCACAAGACCCCCGCCGGCGACCGGTGCGACGGCTCCCAGCAGACACCCCCGGGGGTGCTTACGCTCCGTGAGCGGAAGGCGAAGGAACGCGACGCGATCAAGCTCGGCAAGATCACCGCCGCGGCCGGGCCGACGCTGACCCTGCCCGCCGCCATGCGCCGCGGCGAAGAACCCCGCCAAGTCACCGCCGCCGAAGCGCTGGCCATCGGGCGTGCCGCCATCGCCCGCAACGGCGGCCGGATCGCCGTGGACTGCGAGACCAACGCCCGGCCGCTCTGGCACCCCGAGTACGCCACCCAGACCATCCAGCTTGGCGACTGGGCCGAAGCGATCGACCTCGACGCGTCCGACCCCGAGCACCGCGCCGTCGCGGCCACCCTTATCGCCGAGGCGGCCGAGCTCGAGGCCTTCAGCTACACCGCGGACCTGGTGCCGCTGGCACGCCTCGGCATCGCCGAGTACGACGCGATGTTGGCCAAGTGCGTCGATGTCGCCACGATCGTTAAGCTCACCGATCCGGCCCTGACCGCCAACGGCGACGGCCTCAAAGAGACCTCGGCCGCCGTGCTCGGCGACGCCGCGCTGTCCCCGGCCGCCGAAGACGCCCGCAAGGCACTCGGCGACGCAGCCGGCTGGATCTGGAAGCTCGAGCACGACACCCCCGATGAACGCAACGGGTGGCTCCAGGTGGACCGCCGGTGCGCCACCATGGCCCGCTACGCCATGGCCGACGTCCTGGACTGCTCGGCCCTGCGCCTCAAGCTGCCCCAGCCAGACCCGGCCGTCATGGCCCGCGAGATCGTCGCTGAGCGCGTCGTAGCCAAGCTTCCCTACCTCGGGCTCGCCATCGACGGCCCGGCCGTCAGGGCGCAACTGAGCGACCGGGAACCCCGCGCCGCGGCCAAGCTCACCCGGATCCGCGAGCTCGGGGTGGGGAACCCGGACTCCCCGAAGCAGGTCACCGAGCGCCTGCGCGCCCTCGGCGCGATCCTCCCGCAGACCAAGGGCGGCAACGACTCCGGCGCGAAAGACGTGCTCGAGAAGCTGCAGCACGCTCCGGGCGAACTCGGCGAGCTGGCTAAAACGATCATGGGCTGGCGCGACGACGCCACCGTGCTCAAGAACATGATCCGCCCCTGGGCCCGCTCCACCGAGCACGGCGACTGCCGCACCTACCCGACGATCTACACCCTCGGCGCCGACACCGGCCGCATGAGCTGCGTCCGCCCGAACCTGCAGCAAGTGGCCCGCGAGGGAGGCCTGCGCGAGTGCATCGCCGCCGACCCCGGCATGCTCTTCATCGCCGCGGACTTCTCCTCGGTGGAGGTTCGCGTCGCCGCCTACGTCTCCGGCGACCGCAACCTCATCGCGATGATCAACGGGGCCATCACGTGCCCGACATGCCAGGCCGGCACGACCTGCGTGCACCACGACCTGCACGCTATGATCGCCAACCAGGCGTACGGGCCGGGGTTCACGAAGGCGAACCGCTACAACGTCAAGCGCGTCGTCTTCGGCCGGCTCTACGGCGGCAGCGCGCCGACACTGGCCGCCCAGACGGGCCTCGACATCCCGATGGTGGACCGGCTCGTGGCCATCCTCGACGCCCTCGCCCCCCAGCTGGCCGCGTGGTCCGCGCAGGTCCGCCAGGCTGTCAAGAACGGGCTGCGCGAGTACCGGACGTACTCCGGACGGGTGATTCACCTCGACCCCCGCTTGCCGCACAAGGCCCCGAACTACATCATTCAGGGCACCGCCCGCGAGCTGCTTGTGGACGCGCTCATCCACTGGGAGCAAGGCCCGTACGCCAGGGGTGTCGTGCTCCCTGTGCACGACGAGATCGTGGCCATGGTCCCCACCGAGCAGGCCCCCGCGGCAACCCGGTTCCTGGTGCAGTGCATGACCACCCAGCTCGGCCCGGTGCCGATCACGGTGGAGGCCGACGAACCGGCCGAGGTCTGGCAGAGTGCCGCGTGACCAGCGGACTTGCGGGCGTATGGCACACTGCGCACATGAGGCTGGGTGCACAAGACGTAGGGCGTACGACATCGTGACAGCCCGTGGCGGGACCCCGAAGGCGAACCCCGCCGAGCGCATCGACCGCGCTCGGCGGGCCTTCGAGCTGAGCCTGAGCGGCCGTAGCTACCGCGACGTCGCTGAGTTGATGAAGGGCGAAGGCTACGGCCGGATCTCGAAGGACACCGTCGGCAAGCTGCTACGCGAGTACGCCAACGCCTACGTGCTACCGCTGGCCAAGGAACACGTCACCCGCGAGTTCGAACGGTTGCTCGAGCAGCGCACCCGGCTGGAGAAGGGCCTCGCCGCGGCATGGGCGATCCACGACCGCCGGCACGTCGCCTACTCGGCCAGCGGCGGCATCGTCCGCGACAACGGCCGGACGATCCGCGACGACGGGCCGAGCGTCCAGGCGCTGGCCCAGGTGCGCGGGTTCGAGGACCTGATGCTCAAGAACGCCGAGGCCATGGCCAAGCTCTTCGGCTACAACGCGACCGTCCGCACCGAGGTCACCGTGGTCACCGAGACCGACCGCGCGATCGCCGACCTGGTCGGTGAGCTCGACGCGCGGGACGCCCGCGACACCGCCCCGGTGGGTGTGGAAAACTAACCATCGCCCGGCGCGTTTCTCACTGGTCCGCGCCGGGCCCCAGACCAGTGGAGAGATCGATGGCTGACAGCCCCGTCCCGGACGGAACGCCCGAGGACACCCCGGTCGTCAAGGTGCACTACGCCCTGGCCAGCGGGCGCGAGGCCTTCGCCGTCGTGGCGCTCGAGCAGGAAGCTGACGGATCGCCCCGGTTGCCCTTCGGCGTCCTGTACGGGAGCGTGTTCCTGCGGGACCTTGGCGGTGAGCTGATCAACCTCGCGAACATCCACCGGATCGAGGGGTTCCCCGAGGTACCCCGGAGCGGAGACTGACCATGGAAGCGCACCCGAACGAGTACGTGGCCCAGTTGCTGGACCGCGCGGCCACCCTGATCCAGGCCACCGCCGTCGACGGCACCGAGGACGACTCGGTACGCCGCGAGTGGCTGCGTGAGTACCACGCCGAGAAGGCGCGCTTCGGCCAGCCGCTCGGCAGCCCCGCCTACTCCGACGCCGTCCAGGCCGCACGTGGCGAGGACGTCCCGGTGCAGCAGCGGCAGGCGCGGCATGCCGCGGGTACCGACACCGCCGAGCAGACCGACGACGGCACCGGCATCGACTACGAGGCCGCGTCGTTACTGGAGTTGCAGGAAGAGGCCCGTCGGCGTGGCCTGCCCAGCTCGGGCACGAAGGCCGACTTGCGCGAGCGCCTCGAAGACGACGACAACGCCTCGAACAGCTGATGGCCATCGACACCAAGTACGGCCGCGTCACCCTCGAGCACGGCGACATCGGCGACGACGAACCCGTGGTCGTCTTCCGCGCCCAGGACCGCACGCTGCCCGCGCTGCTGATCGAATACCGGGAACGGTGCCTCGAGGCAGGCTCGCCCGTGGAGCACCTTGATGCGCTCGAGGCCACCCGGGACCGGGTCGAGGCCTGGCAGGCTGACCACCCCACCAAGACCCCCGGCGAACGGATACCACGATGACCGAGCCCGTTTCGATGGACCTCGACGGCCAGGACAAGGCCCGCCACCTCCTCGACGAAGGCGCCCGCCTGCTCTACACGCTGGCCGCCGGCCAGTTCTGGGAGCTCGGCGACGTCAACGCCTGGTTCGAGCGGTTCAACGCCGCACGCGAGCAGCTGGGCCTGCGCAGCGACTCCTACGGCGCCATCGGGCAGCGCAGCAACGACGCCGACCCGCTCATCGAGCAGGCACAGGGGGCGCTGGCCGATCTCGTGGTGCGCGCAACGCAGGCGCGGGACGACTTCGGCATCGCGGTGGCGCAGGCCCAGCAGGGCGGCGGATCGTGATCGCGCTCGGGCTGCTCTGCCTCGCGGTGATGGTGCTCGCCATCGCCGCGGTGGGGTGGGGACTTTCGCGGGCGCCCTGGCTCTGGCACATCGTGGCCGCTGTACTGGCGCTGGCCGGCGCGCTGGTCGCGTTCGGCGTCATCGCGGTGTAGGAGCCTGGCGGTGGAGAGGCCCAACCGCCGCGGCGACTACGCGCAGATCTGGCAGCCCGGGTTCCACTGGCGCGACTACCTCGACCGCCACTACGACCCGCGGCTGCTCAAGAGCCGCGAAGGCCGGCGCGCCATCGGCCGGCTGGACCCGCTGGCCTTCGCGCTCATGTACCACCGCCGGTGGCTCACCGACGAACTCGGCAACATCACCTTCGCCCCGCTGCACGCCGGGTCCTACGAGTGGTTTCTGACCTGGCCGGGCTACCAGGGCCCGATGGAGAACCGCGACGCCTGGATCGCGCCTCGTGGCTCGGCGAAGAGCACTGTGCACTTCCGCATTGGGCCGATCTGGGCCGGGTGCTACCGGCACAAGGACTACTTCGCGATCTTCTCCCGCACCAGCAGCACCGCGGGCGAGCACATGATGGCGATCCACACCGAACGCCGCACCAACCCGCTGCTGCGCTACGACTTCCCCGAGTTCTGCCTCCCGCGCATGACCGGCAAGCGCGCCGAGCACGACACCATCGGCGAGTACCTGTCCGAGTCGGGCGTGATCATCACGGCGAAGGGCATGGACTCCTCGGTGCTGGGCTCCTCGATCGACGGCCGCCGCGCGAACGTGATCATCCTCGACGACGTCGAGAACTCCGAGGCCAACTACAGCGTCTACCAGGCCGAACAGCGCAAGAAAACGATCATCGGAGCGATCGGGTTCTACAACGTCAACGCGATCTGGTCCTGGGTGGGCACGACCACGATGTACGACGGCCTCACCCACCAGCTGGTCCGCTCCGTCTCCGGCGCCCCGCAGGACGTCAACGCCGAAGAGCTGAAGTGGGTGCGCGAGCAGCGCATCCGTGTGCACCACTACCGGCCGCTCATCGAGGACCCCGCCACCGGTGAGCTGGTCAGCTGCTGGCCGGCGAAGTGGAGCACCGAGTACCTCAAGAGCATCCAGCACACCCGGATGTACCGCATGGAGCTGGACAACATGCCCAGCCTCGGCGACGAGGGCATGTGGACCGAAGCCGACTTCACCTACATCACTGAGCCAGCGGCGTCGACCCGATGCGCGCTGTTCGTAGACCCTGCCGTCACCGCCACCGCGACCTCGGACTACACCGGCCTCGCCGTCGTCAGCTACCCGTGGCCCAGCCGGGAACAGCTCGAGCGCAACGAGCCCGGGCACCTCGAGGTGCTGCACGTGGAGCGCGTGCGCAAGGTCGGGCGCAGCCTGCGCGACCACATCATGACCCTGTGCAACCGCTTCCCCTGGATCCGCCGCATCTGCGTCGAGGACAACCAGGGCGGCGCGCTCTGGGAGGAGAGCTTCGCCGACCTGCCCGTCGAGGTCGAGCTGCTCCACGTCCACCACCCGAAGGAAGTCCGGGCCGCGCACGCGCTGAACAAGTATCAGGCCCGCCCGACCCAGGTGAAACACCTCGGCCACCTCGAGCAGGGTCAGCTGGTCAGCAACTTCCCGCAGGCCGAAGGCACGATGTGCGCGTTCCCGATGGTCGCGCACGACGACGACGTCGACGCCGTCACCCTCGGCACGCTCTACTGGCTTTCGCCGGAAGAGGTCCGCAAGCCGGGCGCCGGCGCGACCGGCGACGCCGTTGAGCATTCCTCGGCGTACGCGTAGCCGTGCGATGATCGCCGGACACCACATCGCAGCGCACCGCACGGAGGACCAGTGTCCGACCTCACCAAGGGGCTGAACGCACTCGACGCCCACCGCCCCGCCTACACCCTCGCCCGAAAGATGTTCGACGGCACCGCCCGCGAGATCGTCGCCAACGAAGCCATCCGCGTCGTCATCGAGAAGTCGGGCAAGAAGTACCGCGCCAACGTCGCCCGCAAGGCCGTCAAGTCCCGCACCAACCGGCTCAAGGTCCGCTCCCTCGCGGTGGCCGACGATGAAGCCGCCACCGCCCGGCTCACCGACGAGATCGCCGGGTCCAACGATTTCGACGTCGAGCTGCCTCGGTTCATTGAGAAGGTGTGCGAGTACGGCGACGCCTACCTGTTGCGCTGGCCGAACCCGAAGGCCGCGCTCAACGCCGACGGCACGACGGCCCGGGTGGATATCTTCGTCCGGGACCCGACCTCCATGCGCGCCATCTACGACCCCGAGAACGAGCGGGAGATCGATTACGTCATCGACTCCTGGTGCATCGGCGACGGCGAGGACGAACGCTTGCGGGTGAACCTGTACTACGAGGACCGCGTGGAGCGGTGGGTGTCCATCGAGAAGATGTCCGGTGGTGTGGTCTGGGCCGACGAACAGTTCCAGCCCTACACCGGTGACGCCGACGAGAGCGACGACCCCGACACCGCGCACATCATCCCCTACGAGCACGGCCTCCCCATCACCCACGGCCGCACCGAGCGACCCTACGGCCGGCCCGAGCATTTCGACGCCTACGGCCCCCAGAACGCCATCACCAAGATCATGGCCACGCACCTGTCCGGCATCGACTGGAACGGCTGGCCCTACCGCTACCAGCTCGCCGAGGCAAACACCAAGGGCGCCGGGCTGGCCGACTGGGGCGACGGCAGCACCCGCGAAGCCCCCAACGCCCCCGGCAGCAGCGCCACCGCCGCGCGCCCGGGCACCATGAACAAGCTCTCCAACGTCCGCGCCGTCGGGCAGCTCGACGGCTCCCCCGCCGACGTCTTCCTGGACCCGCTGGTGGCCTACATCCGGCTTCTCGGCGAGGTCACCGACACCCCGATGAACGTCACCGACCCCACCGGGCAGGTCGAGAGCGGCCAGAGCCGCATGGCCCGCATCGACGACCTGCTCTCCCGCGTCGAATCGCTCAAGGACCAGCTGGCCGGCCCGATTTCGGCGATCTGCGAGGGTGCGCTGGCCATGCTCGGCGTTCCGGACACGACCGTCACCGTCACCTGGGCCCCCAGCTCGAAGGTTAGCGACACCGAGGGCTGGGAGGCGGTCAAGGCCAAGCAGGATGCTGGCGTCCCCGAACGCGTCGCCCTCATCGAAGCGGGCTACTTGCCCGAAGAGGTCGACGGGTGGGCCGGCGAGCTCGAGGGCAAGCTGTCCACGCTCGAGCGTATTGCGATGGTGGCTACCGCGATGGGACAGGCGGTCCAGGTCATGGGTCTCCCGGCCGAACAGGCCAGCGAGATCTTCGGCAAGTTCGTGACCGAGGTGCTCACCGATGACGACACCGCCGACTGAGCTTCCCCAGCCCACCGAGCCGTGGGCGCCGCTCGAGGCCGCGGCCATGGCCCAGCCCGAGTTCGCGATCATGGCCGCGACGACGGCGGTGGTGCTCCGCCGCCTCACCCGCCTCTGGGTAGCGCTTTGGGGCTCGATCCGCGTGCTACCGTCGGAGGTCCCTGGCCCGACAGGGATGGCGCCATCGGGTACGGCGGGGGTGCGCAGCCGGTTGACACCGCCTGAAGGACGACAGGGCGGCGCCCCCGCCATCGACTTCCCACCTGTCTGGACGAACGCCGTCGACGAGAGCGTCCAGGACGTCATCGACGCGATGGACGCGGCCGCCGACTCGGTGACCCGTGGGGTCCCCGCGGCCGACACCGTGCGCGCACGGGCCTACCGCTCGGCACGCGTCCGCCAGGCGCTGGCCCCCAGCTCGGTAGCCAAGCGCGGCTTCGGCGCCGTGCTCGAGGCCACCGCGCAGCCAGGGCACCTGGAGAGCGACGTCCGCGGTGTCGTGGTGGGTGAGCTGGTGGCCGACCACACCGAGCAGCAGCTCGAGCAGGCCACCAGCCTCGGCGACGAGTGGGTGTGCATCTGGGTCGCTGAGCGGGACGCCTGCGTGCGCTGCTTGGCCTATCAGGGCCTCTACGTCACCCCCGCCACCGGGCAGCTGTTCCCCGGTGGGCGCACCTGGGGGCCGCGGTGGAAGAGCATCATCGGGCGGCCGGACTTCCGCGGCCCCGGGTGGCGCGAGGCCGCCGACGGTGAGCATGAGGGCAGTCACCCGCACTGCCGGTGCGAGCTGCGCCTGGTCCGCCGCACGAACGTCCGCCTGCTGGCCACCGGGCTCAAGCGTGAGGCCGCGCGCTCGGCCGCCAAGGGCTGGGCGCGCCCCACCGAAGGTGACACCGCCCGCGTCGCGGCGGCGAAACACGTTCTTGCGACGAAGGCTGCGCTCCCCCGCTCGGTCGTCGACGAGACGCGCCGCCGTCTACACAGACCGAACACATTCCTCCGCCGGGTACCATCGCCGAACAGGTAGAACGACCAGTGGAGGCCACCGGTGAGTGCTCGAGACGATGACGACCAGCGCGACGACATCGACGACGTGGACGACGAGGACACGGACGCCGACGACACCGGTGGTGATGGGGACGACGACCCGGACGCCGGGAAGTCCGAAGCGGACCTCCGCGCCGAGCTGAAGCGCCTGCGCGGCTCCAGCACCCGCAACGCTCGCGAAGCTGAGAAGTGGCGACTCCGGGCCCAGGGCAAGAACGGCAAAAAGGACGACACGGACACCGACGGCGACAAGGACAAGTTCACCAAGGACGACGTCGACGACCTCACCGAGCGCACGAAGGAAGCCACCCGCGCCGAGCTCATGCCCGCGATCATCCGCAGCCAGGGCCGCTCGGTGCTCGAGAGCCTCGGCATGGCCTTCCCGAAGGACGCCAAGGACGCGAAGGCCGCGCTCACCCGCACCCTCAAGCTCGCCAACGTCGACGACCTCGAGCTCAACGAGGACGGCGAAGTCGAGGGCCTCGAGCACGAACTGCGTGAGGTCAAACGGCTCTACCCGCAGCTGTTCCGCGGCGGCCGCGTCCGGACCCCGGGCAACGCCGGCGGCGGGCGCCGGTCGGCCGAGAAGCCACGCAGCGCCACTGAGCTGCAGGCTGCCAGCCTCTTCGGTGGCGGAGACGACGACTGAGGTAGGCTGGCCGCACCTTCGCCGAGCGGCCTGGATAGGCGCAGCCAGCGCGTCAAACCGGGACTGGAGCTGACGACCCGCTCGGCGCGGGGAAATCGTTCGAGCGACCCTCGTCACTGCGGTGACGGGGGTCGCTTGCGTCGTGAGGTTATGATCTGCTCAAGCACTACGCCACCGGATGGGGCGAGCGCGTAACGCACTCGTGGCACCGGATGGGCCCGGGTACCCCCAGTCCGTTCGAGCGCCAGGGAGGCCCGGCGATGGCCGGTTCCGTCAATCCGGGTTCGTGGATCATCGAGGACTACGCCTCTGGTCTCATCACCCGGTTCCAGAACACCAGCGCGTGGGAGGCGTCCGCGGGCCGCGTAGAGACCATGCGCGTGGACTCCAAGCAGATCGCCATCGACACCGACGCCGCGGTGGAGGTCACCCAGAAGGGTGCGACCTACAACCTCGACACCGGCGGCGGCACCACCGTCCAGCTGGACGCCGCGAAGCTCACGCACGCGTCCTCCTACGACGAAGAGGACCGCAGCGACGCCGCCGCGTGGCAGGACATCACCAACTCGAAGAAGCGGATGGCGACGTCCAACCTCGCCCTGCTCTACGACAACGGCGCCCTCGCCGTCACCGGCGCGCAGGTGATCGGCTCGAAGACCGCGCCGTACGAGTCCGCCTACCACGCCGTCTCCGCTTACAACAGCGGCTCGAACCTGCTCACGCTTTCGGCCGCGGCGTTCGCGACCGATTCGAAGGCGCTCAACACCGTCCTCTCGAACGCCACCGACCTCTACGAGGATTCGGCGTGGGCCTCGGAAGATCAGGTGTGGGTGCTCTCCACCGCGTTCAAGAAGTACTTCCGGGCGATGGACGCCACCGGCAAGAACGGCGTCAACTGGTACGTCCCCCCGCAGGGTGGTGAGCCCCGCGACGTCCGCGCCGGCCACCAGCCGATCATGCGCGGCGAAGTCGGCGGCGTCCCCGCCTACTTCACCCGCGGCGCCCGGCTCTCGGCGGCGATGACCTACCAGCCCACCGCTGGCATCGGCGCGAAGGGCTCACTCGGCAACGCGATCGCCCTGCTCGCCCCGGCCAGCATGCTCTGCGTCGGCAACCGTGACCCGCTGCGCAGCCAGTTCCTGGACTCCCTGTCCGGCAACGGCGGGATCGGCGCCCTCTCCGACACCGACTATCTGAAGATGCGCGTCCGCAAGGCCGCCCGCCTGCTGGTTCCCGCGGCCGCGGTGATCGTCGAGATCATCACCTGATCCGGTCGCCGGGCGCGGTCCACCATCCGCCGCGCCCGGTGACCTCACCACGACGCCGGAAGGGAGCGACATGGCCGGCACCTGGTGCACCACGACCGACGTCGACAACCTCACCGGCGTCACGGTGAACGAAGCGCAGCTACTGCGCGCTCAAGGCGTCATCGAGACCTTCGAGGACATCGACCCCGCCGCGCCTGGCGACCACCTCTTGGCCCGGGACCGGCAGCGGCTGCTGGCCGCCACCGCTTACCAGGCCGGCTGGATGTTCGAGCAGATCGAGATCGAGAAGCGCACCGACGTCTCGACCCTCTCCCAGGACGGCCAGACCTGGACCTACGCCCACGCTGACGCGGCGGTGCTGGCGCCGCTGGCCAAGCGCAACCTGGACCGGCTGAGCTGGAACGCCGACGGTCCCGTCACCCCGAACGGCGGCCGGGCACCGTACCCCGACCTCGACGCCGTCCGGGACGCTGTGCTGTGCGACGAGGTGGAGCTGCCCGAGCTTTGGCGGTTCGAGAGCTGGACGCTCTGATGTGCAGCCAGTTCGTCCCCAACACCGTCGTCGCGATCTTCCGGGACGGCACCATCCCCGACACCCAGGACGCATGGGACAACCCGGTCCCGCCGGCCGCGCCTACGGCGGACCAGGCCGACGCAAAGGACAAGCCTGCATTGCTCATCGAATACGGGCAAAGCGGGCACACAGGCTCCACCGTCAACCAGCCCGCGGCCGGACGGTCCGACGTCGTCCACCGCTACCGCCTCCGGCTTCGCCCGGGCGCGGTTCCCTTCGAGATCACGCCGCAAGACCGGGTGCTCGACCAGCGCACCGGCCGCTACTTCGCGGTGGATGAAGTACCCGAACCGGTGAACGTGGTGCAGCAGCCTGACGTGCTGCTCATCCTCCGCCTGGTCAGCTGAACAACCCCGAGCGCCCGGGTGCGGAAAGCGCCCGCTCGGACCCGAAGTTCCTACGCCGGAAAGGCAGGGAGCGCGATGGCACGCGTGGAGCTCTACGAGCCCGGGCTTCGAGCCCTTGGCGATCACGTGCTGGAACGCGCTTCCGCCATCCCGCTCGCCATCGGAATCGACGCCGAGGCCCTCGCCCCCGTCGACACCGGCGCCCTTGAGCTGTCCGTCTCCGTTGACGAGATCGGGCGCGGCATCTGGCGCATCTCGGCCGGCACCGGCTTGCCCGACGGGCGCGCGGTGTTCCAGGAGCTCGGCACCTCGAAGATGCGTGCGCAGCCTTACCTCCGCCCCGCCGCCTACCAGCAACGCGCCCTGTAGGAGAGGACCATGACCCTCGGATACGCCCCCGCCCGGGCCCGCAAGCACCTCGACGACATGATCACTGACGCGCCGTTCATGCAGTGGCACGTCGGCGACCCGGGCGCGGCCGGCACCGCGAACCCCGCGACGAACACCACCCGCGTCGACACCACCGGCAAGTGGGCGGCCGCGAGCACCGCGGGCGCCACCACGACCAAGAGCACCAACGCCGCGATCACGGTGACCAACGTCCCCGCCTCCGAGGACTACACCCACGTCAGCTTCTGGACCCTGGCCAGCGGCGGCGCCTACACCGGCTCGGCCCTGGTCACCGCCAACGCCCTCACCGCCGGCGACAACGTCACCATTGCCTCCGGCGGCATCGCCCTCACCGCGGCGAACGCGAGCTGACCATGACGGCCTTCACCGACGATTTCAACCGCGCCGACTCCAGCAACATCGGAGCCGGCTGGGTTGAGGTGTCCGGTGACTGGTCGATCGTGTCCAACCAGCTATCCCCCGGCGCCGCCGGCGGCACGATCATCCTCCGCGCCGCCACCGCCGCGGCCACCGACGACAACTACTCCCAGGTAGCCATCACCAGCGCCACCGTGGCCAGCCAGGGCGTGTGGTGCCGCGGCGACGCGACGATCGCCAACGGCTACCTCTGGCGCAACAACGGCACCCAGTGGGACCTCTTCGCGGTGGTCGGCGGGTCGTTCACCGTGATCGCCACGTTCGCCGCAGCCGCCGTCAACGGCGACGTGATGAAGGTGCAGGCCGTTGGCAACACGATCAAGGCGTTCGTCAACGGCACCCAACGCGCCAGCGTCACCGACACCAGCGTCACCACCGGCAAGAACTTCGGGATCCGGTCCGAATCTGTCAGCGGCGTCCGCTACGACAACTTCGCCGGCGGCGACGTCGCGACCGGCTCGGACGTGCCTGCCACTATCGCCCAGGCCTACGGAGGGCTCGGCGGTGGCGTCACCGCGACCCGCGAGGTCTCCGCCGCCGTCACGCAGTCCTACGGCGCTCTCGGCGGCGGCGTGACCGGGGCGCGCGAGGTCGTGCTGACCGCCAGCCAGAGCTTCGGGGCGCTCGGCGGCGGGGTCACGGCCGTCCCGGAGATCCCGGCCACGATCGGGCAGGCCTTCGGCGCGCTCGGGGGCAGCGCCGTGGCGGCGCGCGAGACTTTCGCCCTCGTCGACTTCGCCGGCGGCGCGCTGTCCGGGCACGTCACGATCCAGCCGGACGGCGGCGTCCTCGCTCTGCCCAACGCCACCGTCGTCGCGAAGGCGTGGCTGGCCACCATCGACGGCATCACCGCCAACCGCGTCGCCAACGAACTGCCGCGGCGGGCGGACTGGAACGGCGCCGTCGACGGCTTCGTGACCGTGCTGCCGCTCATCGCCAACGCCGAGCTTCACGTGCCGATTCAGCACCCGATCATCCAGTTCGACTGCTGGGGCGCCTTCGGCGGAAGCACCAAGAAACCGAACCACGGCGTGGCCAACGACCTCGCCGAGCGGATCCGCCAGGCCGCCGAAGCCACTACCTGGCTCGGCGTCCCGGAGATTGAGCTCCCGCCCGACGTGATGCCGGTGTGGCTCTCCTCGGTGTTCGTCGTGCGCGGCGTGACCCGGGTCCCTGACGACCACTACGCGCACTACTCCCTCGACGTCCACATCGGGTGGATCGAACGCGACGCGCTGGCCGGCGCAGTCGGATAACGGAAGGAACACGAGATGGCACAGGGAATTGTCGCCGGCGAGCTGATGGTGGGCCCCGGCAAGCTGCGGGTGATCGACCCGGGCGGCCTCGGGCAGGGGCTCGCCGACAACACCGCCGAGCTGGCCGTGATCGCCGCGGCCACCCCGGATTGGACCGCCTGGACGTACATGGGCCTGACGGACGGCGGGCTGCAGGTGGCGATCGAGAAGAGCTACGCCAACCACACGGTGGACCAGGCGCCGGACTGGGTGGCCAGCACCATCACCGAGCGCCACCCGACGGTGGGTACCAACCTGGTGGCGGCCACCCTCAACAACCTCTCCCGCGCCAACAACGGCGGCGTCATCACCACCGGCGTCGGCACCGGCGCGGCGTGGGACCGGTGGGAGCCCACCATCGACACCCTCGAGACCCCCGAGAAGTACCTCGGGATGGCCGTCGAGGGCCGCCGCCTCGACGGCAAGCGCATGATCATCGTTCTGCGCAAGGTGCTCTCGGTGGACAACATGAGCGCACCGTTCACCAAGGACGGCAAGACGATGTTCTCGGTCAACTGGGCCGGCCACTTCGTCTCCGACACCACCGCGTCGGTCGCCGTCTACACCCAGCGCTGACCTACCCGCCAGTAACCAACCCGCACGGAGGCCACCATGCTCGAGTTCACCACCAAACCGGATCCCACGGCGAAGCAGCCTGAACGCGATGAGCTGTTCTCGATCGACGGCAAGGCGTACACCATCCCGCGGGAGATGCGCCCGCTGGACATGGCGAACTACACCTACCTCGTCGACACCCTCGGCGGAGACTCCGCCGGGCTCTGGGCGCTGCAACGTGCGCTCGGGACCGAGGCGTTCTCCGCGTTCATGGACCTCCCCCCGGCGGCGGTCAGCCGGGAGGACTTCACCAGGATCATGACGGTGGTGACCGGGCGGTTCGTCGGGCTGGCCACGGAGGTGCCGAGCCCGGACCCAAAACCCGGGCCGGCCGCCGCCCCGGAAATGGCGGAGGACGACGCCACCGAGCCCCCCGACGAGGTTGTCTGGGGGGCGTCCAGCCCGGCGGGGACGGTTTCGTAGGGGGCCCCTACACGATGAAGGCGAGGGTGCTGGCGTGGATCTCCGGGAACTGGGAGGACATCGCGAGCGATCTCGCCGTGTTCCACCGGGTCGACGACCCCGACACGCTGAGCATCCCCGTCTTCCTGTCGAAAGTGGTCCGGCTCAGCGCATACGGCGGAGCACTGGCCACGCGCTTCGCCGCCACCCAGACCGCGGGGACGGCCTCCCCCGCGAACGTCCCCGCCGCCGGGAACGCCCCCCGCGCCGGCGGCGGGGACACCCCGCCCGAGGTCATCGCCGCGATCAAGCGGCAGCAGTTCGCGGCGCGGTACAAGACAGACCCCAGCGCGATCAGGTGGGATAACGACGAGGTGTACAGGGAGCTGGTGAATCTATGACACGGCCGGGTGGTGGGTTCAAAGTCGCGGACGCCTACGCCGATTTCCACATCGACGTCGACTCCGAGATCGGCCGCGCCGCCGCCCGGCTCAAGGCCAAGGGGTCCGAGTTCGCGCGCATGGGCGAGAACGCCGGCAAGGCCTTCTCCGCCGGGTTCGGCAAGGGCGTCGACCTCGACAAGGGGATGACCCGCAACGTCGAGGCTCTGCGCAAGCGCACCAATCAGCTCCAGCGGATGGGTAACCAGGCCGGCGAGGGCTACGGCCGCGGCTTCGGCAACGGCGTCAACCTGCGTGGCGCCATGGTCGAGCAGCTCGGCGTGGTCCGCTCGAGCCGCGCCGCCTTCGCCCGGGAGGGCAAGCAGGCCGGCCAGGCCTACGCCCGCGGCTTCGGGGGGCAGCACCTGTCCGGCCCCAGCATCGCGGGAACCGGCGGTGCGGAGGCGTCCGGGGAAGCTTCCGCCCGCGCGATGGCCCGTGGGTTCACCCGGGGCAGCAGGGACATGGACAGCGCCACCCAGCGGGTCGCGCAGCGCACCGAGGCGCAGTTCTCGGCCTTGAAGTTCCTCGGGCTCTCCCAGGGGCTCCCCGCGGCGGCCGCCGCGGGCGCAGCCGCCGCCGCGGGCATCGTGGCCGGCGCCGGGGCGCTGTTCATCGGGCTCGGCGTGGCGGGCGCGGCCAGCGCCGAACGGGTCCAGGCGTCCTGGGTCGACACCGGCAACATCGTGCAGGCCGGCGTCAAGCAGCTCTCCAGCGTCTACGAATCGCACCTGATCAACGCCTCGGACATGGTGGCTGACTCGTTCGTCCGCTCAACGGGCCTGATCAAAAAGGGCATGGTCAACGCCGCGGGGGCCGTCGAGTCGCTCACCGCCTCCGGGATCGTGCTGGCGGAGAACGCGCTTCCCGGGATCGTGACCGCGTCCGGACGTCTGGGCCCGGTTCTGGACGGCATCCACGACCTCGCCGCCGACGCGGGTGCCGGGTTCAGCGAAATGGCCGTCAACGCCTCCCAGGGGAACGCCGCCGCCGGCAAGAGCCTGACGACCCTCGGGGACATCCTGCGCACCACCGAGGCGCGCGTAGGCACCCTCGTGGCCAACCTCGCCAACGCTAGCGGCGGCCCGCTGAACAGCTTCCGGTACACCCTCGACCAGATCACTAGCGCCGCCCTCGACCTCACCTCCAAGGGCTCCGGCGCCCTCGGGTTCTTCCAGGGATTCAGCACCAGCGCCAACGGCGCGGTCACCGTCGCCCGCGGCCTGCTCGGCGCGATCAACGCGCTGCCCCCGCAGCTGACCCAGCTCGGCGGTGCTGTCTCCGCTACCAGCATGATCATGAGCCGCCTCGGCGTCGACGCGGGCGCCGGCTGGGAAGGTCTCGGGGCGAAGATCCGCGGCGCGGGCAACGACCTCAAAGGTACCGAGAAGTTCGCCGCCAAGGCCGGCACCGCAGTCGGCGGCCTCGCCGCGGGTGCGCTCAACCCCGCCGCCCTCGCCGTCGGGGCGCTGTCCGTTGGGCTGCTACTGCTCGGTCAGCGCCAGGAAAAGGCCGCCGAGGCCGCTGCCGAGCACCGGGAAAGCGTGCGGGCGCTCACCGACGCGATCCGCCAGGACAACGGCGCCCTCGGCGAACACTCCGCTACCGTCATCGCCAACGCGCTCGCCGGAAAGAACGCCTCGGACAACCTGAAAGTCGCGAACATTTCGATGGCGCAAGCTACCGTGGCCGCCAACGGAAACAAGGAAGTTATGCGGCAGGTAACCGACGCTTCGAATGGTTTCATTCAAAGCCTCAAGGACCGGGGTATCTATTCACAGCGCGACATTGACGGTCTTAAGGGTATCAACCAGCAGCTCTTGGAGAGTGGGGGTAGCTACGATTCCGTAGCCACTCAGACGGCGCATTTCACGGAGTCGCTGGCTTCGCTCAACCCGGAGTTGCAGAAGCAACTTCAAGCGCTGTTCAACGGCACTGGCGCCCTCGGTGAACAGGCGAAGGCCGCCCGTGAGGCCTATAACGGGTATCTGCTCCAGGAACAGGGACTCACCGGCCTCACCGAGGCGCAGATCCGGGCACGCGACGCGACGATCGATCACACAAAGGCGATATACGACCAGCAGAACGCCAACCTCGGGTACCGCGGCGCGGTGCTGTCCACAAAGGACGCACTCGACACCTGGAACAAAGTTGTCAAGGACGGCAAGGCAAACACCGACGAGGGCGCGAAGGCGCTGCTGGCCCTCGAAAACGCCATGGGTCAGCAGGAACAGGCCGCGTATAACGCCGCGTACGCCAATTCCACGGCGAAGACGGAACAGGAAAAAGTTAAGGAAGCCACCATCGCGCTCAACCGCGAAACGGTCAACCTTGCGAATAGCTTCTCCGGCCCGTTGCCTGCAAGCCTTTCCCAGACGATCGGCAGTATGAGCACCACGGAGGCGAAAGCGGCCGGCCTCAAGGTAGGCGTCAACAACCTGGGCCAGGCGGTGTACACGCTACCCAACGGTAAGGAAATTGTACTCAGGGCGGACTCTCAGCAGGCTAAGGACGCGATTTACGAAGTGTCCCGGCAAATGGCGGCATTGCACGATAAAACCGTGTACGTCACCATTGCCACCCGCGGGAAGTCCCCCACCGGAATCAGCCCCACCGGCGCCCCGGTCTACTCCGCGGAAGGCAACCTGCTGCGCCCGCGCGGCGGGGACGGCGCCACGCACCCGATGCGCTTCTTCGCCGGTGGCGGGCTGGCCGCGCTCAACCCGTTGCCGTCCAACCGCGCTACCTTCGTCGCCCCCAACACCTGGCGCGTTGTCGGGGACAACATGCGGTTCCCCGAGCTGTTCGCCCCGCTCAACGGCTCCCAGCGCACCGCCGACCTCATCGCCCAGGCCGCCGAGCACGAGGGCCTGCTGTCCGCGGCCACCGAGGCCCTGGCCGCGTCACGTTCGGGGCAGACGTTCTACGAAGACCTGTCGTTCCGCGGCGCTTCGGCGAACTCGCACGCCTACAACGACCAGATCGCTGCCGCCTACTACGCGCAGACCGGAACGAAAAGCTTCAGCGGCGGCCCGGACAGCCAGGCCAGCATCGCCAGCTGGCTCCCCGCGTTCATCACCCAGCAGACGCAGGCGATCACCGCGATCGGCAAACGTCTCGATGAGCTGCCTCGCCAGAGCGTTGCCGCCCCCATCACCATTCAGCCGCCCGCGACGATGGACTACGACCTGATCGCCGAAATCGTCGCGCGCAAGATCTTCTTGAGGGGGCGGTGAGTCGTGACGCTCGTGGCGATTGGCGATACCTGGGAGCTCGACGGGCTCTCGTTCAACACCGGCCCGGACTCCCGCGGGTACTCCTTTCACGTCAAGACCGCCCGCGGCTGGGACTCCGGCCTGCCACCGCGTCCGCGCCTGTCCGACCGGCCCAACGGCAACGGCAGCTATCGCGCCTCCAACTACCGCGGTTCCCGCGTCATCGAGCTCGACGGGCTCGCCCGGGCGGCCAGCCGGCTCGAGCGCGAAGACCTCATGGCCACGATCGCCGGGGTGTGCCTGGACCCCCAGACGCTCTACACCCTCACCAAGACCACCCGCGCCCGTACGCTGACCCTCTTCGCGGAGCTCACCAGTGAGCCGGCCATCACGCCCATGCCGGACGGGCTGACGTGCGCGTTCAACATCCAGCTGGTGGCCGCCGACGGGCGCAAGTACTCCACCGAGGTCAAGAGCGCGCAAGCGATGCTCGCGCAGGCCAGCGTTCAGGGCGTCCAGTGGGACGGCCCCGGCCCCAGCGTGTCCGGTGTGGAGTGGGGCGGGCCGGGCCCGTCGATCACCGGTGTGGTCTGGCAGGCCAGCTCCGGTACCGGCTCGACGATCGGCTTGGACAACGACGGCACCGCGGCCGCGCCCATCCTCTTCACCTTCACCGCGCCGGTCACCGGCACGCTCCCGCAACCTACGGTGTCCCGCCTCGACACCGGCGAGACCATCGCCTACTCCGGCACGCTCGTGCCCGGTGACGTCCTCACCGTCAACACCGGCACCGGCCTGGCGCTGCTCAACGGCGTCCCGGTGCGCGGCCTGTTCAGCCGCTTCGAGCTGTTCGAGATCGCCCCCCGCTCGGCCACTTCTGTCCAGTTCTCGGCGGGTGGCCCTGCGGATACCGCGACGATGCTCGCTCAGTGGTCCGACGCTTACAACTAGTAGGGAGTAGTCACTCATGGTAGCAGTCACGTCGGGTGACCTCATCCCGATCAACGACAACAACGGCTCCGGTCAGTACGTCGTCGGCCGCAACTCCGCCCGCGACATCCGTGTCGGCCTCATCGGCCCGCAGTACCTGCCCGGCTCTGACGGCTTCACCCCGCGCCCGGGCGTGCTCACCCGCGCCGCCGACGGTTCGGACCTCAAGGTCACCGCGCAGGCCAGCCCGGACCAGACCGTGAGCGTGGCCAAGGGCGTCGCCGTCATCCCCCGCACCGGACAGGGCGCTTACCTGTTCGTCAACGAGGCGGCTCAGACCGTGGCCATGCCCGCGGCGTCCGGGGTCAACAGCCGCTATGACCTCGTCTGCGCCAGCGCCTACGACAAGGGCGCCTTCGGTAGCGACGCCGCGCACGGCCCGGAATTCGTTGTCGTCTCCGGGCTGGTGTCCGGTTCGCCCGCCGTGCCCGCCACTCCTGCCGGGATGCTCAAGTTGTCCGAGGTGTTGCGCGCCACCAACGACAACGCCATCTCCACCGGCGAGATCGCCGACAAGCGCAACACCACCGCCAGCGGCAGCGTGCCCTTCCGCATCATTGGTCCCGGCGACCTCAGCGCTGACCCGGGGTTCGTCACCGGCGAGGGCCGCTTCACCAGCACCCGCGGCCCCGAGTACTGGAACGGCACCCGCTGGTCCCGCGTTGGGCTCGAGATCTACGGCTCGATCGCCGCCATCCCCGCCGAGCTCGCGGTGGAGAACAGCCTCGTCTACCACGCCGGGCTCAAGCGCGTCATCCGCTACACCTCCGGCGCGTGGGACATCCCCTACGACGTCACCCCCGGCGGCGACGTCGAGATCGCCGCCGACCTCGCCATCGGCACCCCCACCCTCGTCACCAACATGACCGTGGTCAACAAGGCGCTGGTCGGGCTCACCCACTCCTCGGGCGTCTTCACCGTCCAGCTGGCCGGCTGGTGGAACCTCACGTTCTCGTGCCGGTACTCCTCGGGCACCGGCAACAAGTACGCCTTCATCGTCGGCTCCGGCACCACCAACGTGTGGGGCAAGGACTCCACTGCTTCCAACGTCAACACCCAGGCCACCTGTTCGAAGTACCTCGCGGCCGGCGCGCAGTTCCGCTGCTACGCCTACTCCGACTCCGGCGGCAACGTCACCCACGAGTCCGGCGGCGACGACATCACCGGCATGCAGGCCGCCTGGATGGGCGCATGACCAACCCCGCCCTGCTCTCCGCGCAGCTCCAAGTCACCCCGTCCGCCGGGGCCCTGGAGCGGCCGGTGGCGCGCCTGGACCCCATCGAGGTCCGCGCCTTCGAGACGCGCACTGGCCGCGTGGCCGCCACCATCCCCTACGTCGGCACCCCCACCTGGGACCGCGGCGTCGTCTCGGTGGGGAGCTGGCGCGTCACCGTGCCGCTCGACACCGACGAGGTCTCCCTCGAAGTGCTCAACGGTGTCACCGATCCGTGGCTCTGGAGCTGGGCAATCTGTCAGGGCTCCAAGATCTGGCAGGCCGGGCCGCTGGTCACCGAGTCTTACGACGGCGGCCTGTCCACCACCTTCGGCGGCGGCGGGCTACTCAAGCTGTTCACCGACAAGCGCGTGCTGCTCAACCCCGGCCGCGCGTCGCTGGCCGGGGTCGCCGCCATCGACGCCGACACGGTGTTCGGCCCGACCGGATACGTCCCCACCATCGGCGGCACCGTCCCGGCGGGCAACCTGAACCTTTCCCTGCACACCATCGGCAAACGCCTCATCCAGCAGGACATCTCCACCCCCGGGCGCGAGCTGCCCATCGTCTTCCCGGACGACATCGCCGGCACCGCCGAGCGTGAGTACCCCGGCTATGAACTCGCCAGCGTCGGTCAGCGATTCATCGAGCTCTCCCAGGTCATGGGTGGCTCAGAGTTCGAGTTCGCGCCCGAGTTCGTCGACACCACCAGCAAGCAGTACATCCGGTGGCGCCTGCGCCTGGGCACCCCCTACCTCGGCAACCTCGGGTTCACCCGGTACTGGGAGTACCGCAAGGCGCTGGTCAGCACGGCGTTCGACACCGATGGCGCCTACCGCATCACCCGCGACTTCGAGCGCGGCAACGGCATGAACCGCGACCTGGTCACCGGGTTCGCCGACCGGGCGATCGGCAGCGCCCCGGCAGAGATGGTGCTGGAGAACGTGGGCAACGACCACACCAGCGCCAAGGACGTCACCACGCTCAACTCCTGGGCCGCGGCCACCGTCGCCGGCGGGCAGGCGGCCGCCCCGACGATCACGCACGTGGTCCGGGTCGCCGGCGAC